TTATTTACTACGTCTCTGTTGAATCGTAATATACAATCCTAACAAACGATCAGTGGTCATTGTACCATTCTGTAAATCCTTTAAATGCGATTCCTGAATAATACCATCTTTAACAGCCTGTGCAATAAAGTTTTCCGTTTCAGTTTTCATAGCTGGGCTTCCTGGATTCCATGTTGTATTTGTCACTTTGATTTCCTCCTTTGGTTTATCTTCTACGATTAGTTGAACTTGCATCTTACTGTTGCTTGGTACTATTACTTGTCCTAATTTATATCCTGCTGGCATTTTCCAAGATGATTTAACTTCAAAGTGCGGCCGGTCAATACTACCTACCCAATCGCCTCCCCATGTAATGCCAAGCTTTCGTGCAATAGCCCCTACTCGAGTAAGTGTAGTTACATCATAAAGAGATTGTGGAGGACCAACAGCTATATCCCAGGCTAAACGTGATTTGTGATTGCTGTCCAATGTCCAAGTAACAATTTGCCCTGGTCTAGTACGACCTTGAGCGTATAGGTAATTTTGGCGTTCCTGAGGGCGATATGTTTCAGTGATGAAAATTTTTTTAATGCCAGCCTTGTAGCACTCCTGGAATAACAATCGGCAAGCTGTTTGTGCTGCTGGTAATAGCTCGGCAAGATCTCGACATGTTGTTACGCTAGTCATTGTTTATCACCTTCCAAATACTTATTTTTTTCCTCTAAGCGTTTATTAGCACGTGCCGTCTTGTGTTCAATTTCGTCTGCTACACGATCCAATACAAACCCTGGTATCCAACGTTCCCATCCTGCTCGATAAACATTTGCCGTCATTGATTTCCATGTGGGTAGTCCAAAATTAAATAAAAAGTAGGCAAATACGATGTAAGGCAAGCCTAATGCAATATCTACACGATAGGCTAATACAATAACCCCTACCATAAATGCAGAGCGATACGCTCCATTAATGCCATACTCGCTTGCCATTGTGCCGTCTTTCTTTGATGCAGCTCGCCCAGACAACCAATCAAGTGCAAGAACTGCCAAAAATACTAACCCTGCCGTCAGTGTAATTCCTGTGCCAAACATAAAGTTGACTACCATCATTACCGCTGTACCAACTGCTCCCATAGCAGGATGAGCAACTAATAATTGTGAATACTCTTTAACTAAATTCATTTCAACACTTCCTTTTTTCAATATAAAAAGGACACGCCTTATTGACGCATCCTTTTCCAAATTCCCAAGCGCTTGAAAATATAAAAAGCACCCTCAACTGAGAGTGCATTCATGATTTACTTTTCACTGGTTCTTTTCCTACATACAAAAATGATTTTACTTCTCGTCCTGTTTCAATCAAAATTTCGTTGGCAAGCCTACTAGCAATTACATCTGGATTAACATAATTTAAATTTCTACTGGATTTAGGCGAAATGTACGTTGCTGACTTTTCTTCGCCATTTTCTGTGTAAATATATCCGCACTTTAGATGAACCATAACATCATACATATGCATCTTCTCCTTTTAATCGACATTCGACAAAAGGGAATGATTTCCTTCTAAAAATGACAATAAAAATAACGCTAAGCCTATGCTTGCGTTTGCTCTAATTGTTCTTCTTTTACATCTTCTGTTTGTTCTTCACTAATAAGTGGAATCAAACCATCAACTACATGTTTTTGTAATACAATACCTCCAAAATTAACAAATAAAATTTGATGGTTATTCAATGTATCAGTTAATGCATTTGCATCAATATTTGATCCTATTAATGTAAATAATTCACCTGTTTTTAAACGTAATTCGTAATCCATAATTTCATATCTCCTTTTTAATTCATAGATAAATACCCGATATCAGAACCGTTTTTTCTAACAACTAAAACTTTGGGATTGTTAGAACTTTGGAAGAAACTAATTCCATTACTGTTATTATTGAGACCTGTCACAGTGACTCGTGAAAAGTCTACAACATCCCCATAAAATATATGATGTCTTCCTTGATATTCAATATTTTGATATGCATCTAATAAAATAGTTCCATTAGAGCCTCCTATTGTTGTCATATCACTAAAATGCAACATACGTCCCATATAAATATCCCTGTCTACATTTATATCTGTAGCGCCTTCTATGCTACCATTAACCATTACAGCACCATTAAGGTTTATTTTCTGAGCATCAATGGTTACTGAGTAAGGGTCTTGGTTAATCTTACTCACTATGGTTGAGCCGTTATAATCTGTGTAAGATACCTTTTGTGTAATTTGGTCACTCATCTGTGTAATACTAGATTGTGCACTGCTCATCTGCGTATTCAGACCGTTTATTGAGCTTGAATGACTTGTAACCGTAGATTGAATGCTACTAGCTGTGATAGATAGGTTCGATACATCTTGTCGCACATTATAAATGTTGTTATTAATCGTTGTGACTTCTGAGCTTACTTCAGCTCGGATCTGCGTTGCTGTTTGTGAAATAGAAGAATTAAAACGTGCTTCCATACTCCCCATGTTATTGTTGATGGTCGTTACATGTTGAGTCATCTCAGTTTTCAACTCACGAGCTGTCAAACTAATCATCGCAGTGTAATTTGTTGTAATATTCCGTTCTAAATCTGTTACTGTTTCAGATAATTCAAGCTTATACTCTTTTCGAATTACTTCTGTCGTTTTTTCTGCAGTCTTTTCAATATTGTCATTTACACTGGATTCAGTGTCCTTAATCTGGTCCTGAAGGATCTCCTCTGCAGTTTTAAACACATAGTTACCTACAGTCACACTTGTAGCTACTAAATCCTCACCGTCCCATTCTTCACGTATCTTCAGGATATTTGTGACGATAGACAGGTCATTCATTGGCTCGTAGATGGTGTGAATGGTTTCACCTAGCTCATAAGACTCTCCTAGTTCTGCAATATCTAAATCGTAAGAAATCTCGATATCTCGGAACTTCTCCTTTGCTCGCTTATAGGCAGCGTCAGAAGTCTTGATGCGTTCATCATTTATAATGTCACCATAGTTTGGCCGGTCATAGTTACCTGCAGTTGGAGAGACAAATGTTTCAGTCTGTTTTAACTCCTCGTCAAAATTGACGATTACATGAGTGACAATATCCGTTGAGGTTGAATCTTTGATGATATCTCGTAAGTTATAGGCATAACGAAATTGTCGGCCGTAATCAGCGCTCAATGATTTTTTTATATTCAGGATCTTACCTGGTAGTATTTCAAATTGCACACGTAACTTATTGCAAAGTTCCAGAAGCAATTTCCATACATTGTTTCGACCCCAATCTACTAATTCGATAGAGGCATCAACACCAGCACTATCGAAATGTGCTGTCCATCCTGTGCCATTAAGCAACATGCTAAACAGTTCTGAGGGAGTATAGGAACCTTTAAGCTTTTGATTGAACGGTACCCCAACCAAATCTGTAACAGTGTGAAGTGCACTGATATTTTTATAAGGTGTCTTTTCGCTTACCTTTTTAATGCGATACTCATGCCCTTTTATTTTTATAATGGATTCTTCCTGCAGGTAAGGATACGCTGGGTTATTGCCTCGATTTACTACGATCATATTCAACTCATGTGCTGCGTTTAATTCCAGGTCTCTACGCATAGCTTGTATGTGATTGATTGGGTATTCAGTGCCTTTGTAAAGAACAGTTGTCATGCCTTATCACCAACTAATGTAATTTTTTGCATAAAAATACGCCACCTCCATACTCGAAATTTCAGAGTTGTTTTTATAATCCTGGTACACCTGCAGGTCCTTTTGCATCACCAAGATAATTACCGCCATTTTTTATCCAGGTTATACCCTCCTCAATAGAATATAGGCGTCCCTCTATATTTGATAACATTTGAATAATGCGATTTTCATTCTGCTCTTGGCTACTCATAACAACCTGGAGCAGTTCTTTTACTTCTTTTAATTCATTTAATACTTTTTCGTCCATTATAAAGCTCCTTCCTGGTATTCAAATTTAATAAAAATACGCTACTCAATTGGAGTAGCGCTTACTGAACAATATGGAACGATTAAACACCTTCTGTAGCCGTTAAAATGTAATCTTCAACAGCCGCACGATATGCCTCGTTTGTCACATCATCAATAACATACATTTTGTTTGTTTTTGGATTTAAACCACCTGACATAATGCGTTCTGCTGCAATTCTTACAACGATTTGATTAACATTATTCATTATAATATCCCTCCATTTTCTAAGTCCGTTTGCAATAATAAAGCATCCTCAAGTTCACGGATGCGATGTTGTTCCTCTGTTTCAGAAATATTATAAGATATAATCACAGGATTTCCTTCTTCATCAATACGATCAATATAGGACTTTGAATAATCAATGGACCCATATGGTACGTCAATATATTCTAATGCATTCCATTCTTCATGCGGATTTATGTCCCTTCTGCTTCACCAGTTTGAAAAACAATTTTACCTGTAACAGAATCAAAAATAACTCTATTATCTCTTTTCACATCAATACCTCCTATTCGTACGCATACCATGTATAGCTTGCTGATTGACTAGTAACTGGAAATCTGTATCCTCCTGATATAGCTATATGACTCAAATTATGATTTGGGCTATTAGAAAATAAATTAGAATTATATAAGGAAATTTTAGTAGATGATGTAAAGCCTGTAGGGTCATTAAAGGATGTAAATATACTGTATGACATATTACCATTGCCCGTTGAAGTCATTAATACTATTATACTAGGGGTAAAGTTAAGACCTGTTAAATCTATATACGCCATACTAACTATACCGCCACCTTTATAATTAAATGACGCTAATGTTGATGAAGAAATTAATAACCCGTTAGCTTTTCTACCACCTGTAGGTATAGCTCTAATATTAGCAGCCATTTGAGTACCTGTAGCTGTCGGACTTGTTGGAACACCTTTGTCAGTGATTGCCGCAGCTACATTTGTTTTAACATCACTGGCAGATTGCTTTAAATCTTGTATCGTAAACCAAGCATCATCATGACCTAAGAAAGCTACATGTTTTTGAGAATTGATATGCACAGCAATTTGATTATTTTTTCTTATTTCTAAGCCATAATCGGCATTTACTCCTGCATTCAATATAATCTGTGCACTAGCATTAGTAGTGGATGCTGGAACACTCATTTCGATAAGTGGTAGAGTTTTAGACATAGAGAGGTTGCCACCTAGAGTCATAGCACCACCTAATATATAGTTGTTGCCTGTGCTATGTTGTACAAAGCTAGATATTTGTGGTGTCCACGGTACTCGTAAGATGTAGGAGAATTTGTATCAAGTGTTGTGAAACTTATATTTTTAGTGTAATCGAATGTAGCAATCGGACTGAAAACGTCTACTTTTACACTCACTGCATTACGAGCATTAGACCCCTTATATAGCATAACATAGAGCATGTCGTCTCCAAGTATAACATCACCTATTAAATAGTTTTTAGCAAAATTTTGAGAGATAGAAGTAATGGTTTTTTGCTGTTTCTGAACAGCGCCACCATACACTTCTAAATTGTATTCTACTATAGCGCCTCCACTAGCATTAGTATGTTGATAAGCACTAGCATACACAACCCTTATTAATCCTGAAAATACGTTGGTAGGTATTGATATACGTAAAGCCTCAACATTAACAGTGCTTTTCCAGTCTTCAGGGTTTACAATTAGTGATTTAGATGCTGAGTAGTGTCCTAAATTTAATACATTAGCATCATTGTAAACATTCTTTTGCCATGAGTTATCTACTTTAGGTTTCATTTGGTCCAATTGTTCAGTAACTTCCGTCAAATCTGCATCTTGTCCAGGTGGTCCCTGTGGCCCTTCTGGTCCTCGAGGTCCTGTCTCACCCTTTTGCGATTCAATCCATTCCTCTATTGTTCCAACAAAGCCATTTTCAACAGCTAGATCATAGGCTGATTTACCTTCTGGACCTTGGATTGGACCTACATTCTTCCAACTACCTGTGTCATCCTGCCAAACATAAAGGTCTCCCCCGATCATATAAGCATCACCTGGTGTTCCTACGGTTGGTAAATCATCCTCGCTCGTCAATCCACCAATGATATTTACCCCTGTACCATCTTTGCCGTCTTTACCAGGTAATCCACGTGGCCCTTCTGCTCCTTGTATACCTTTATCCGCAAACAAAGCCCATGTACTTTTATCTGTGACAGGTGTATTGATATTTTCTTTTAAAGCGATATAAGTACGACCATCAACCTCTGTTAAATTATTTTTATAGTATTGAGTTGTTGATGACCAAGCACCTCTGGAACCAAAATTATCAATAAGTGACTGCATAGTGTCGATAGCTACTTGTGCATCCTGTGTTGCTTGGATAGCAGCATTTTTAGCATTAGTTGCATCTGCCGTAGCCGTTTCTGCATTGCTGATAGCTTGAGTTACCTCTATTAGTCTTGCAGCAACTGTATCAAGGGCTGTTTGTAATGCTGCATTATTAGCTGCAATTGCATCTTGTGTCGCTGTGTTGTTAGCATCTATAGCCTGTTGGACAGTTGTATCAACTTGAGTAATGTAATTTTGTACATCGATCTCAGCCTTTTCGATTGCTTGCTCAAGCCGTGTGATTAATTCATCTACCTCTTGTCCACCAGCTAACACTTTAATCTGAGATTGCACATAGTCAAAGTAAGCCATGATACGTGTCCAGTTCTCATTTATTCTGTCGCGACCATCCTTATTAATAGGAGATAAAGTTTCTTTTAAAGGATATTTCTGTGACAAAGTTATCACCTTCCTTGTTTACTTAAAATAAAAAGGGAAATCAAAACTGATTGAAGCGACAGTACCGCCACTAATCACAAATTGATTTACCCCACGTTTAAGTGATATTAATTTTTTATTGGTTTGTCCTGTAATGTGCTGACCGTTTTTCAAATAGCTCACACCATCTATGATCATTGTGTCGTTGGCTGTAAGTGAGCCGTTATACGCAAAAGTATCACCTGTTGATTGATTGCTAATGCTTACTCCACTTGAGAAATTACCACGCAAGACAATTCGTAATGGCATATACCTTGGATTGATAGTTACTTGACCATAATTTTTTAGAGTAAAATTGTTACTTGCAAATGTAAATTGTGGTGAATCGTCGTCCCATTCAAAACCTAGGCCCCATGCAATTTGATTTAAATCCCACTCTTTACCTAAAAGCTGGAGCGAGGTGAATGGTGTCTCACCATAAGGCAAATCACTTGTTTCAAACTCAATTACTCGCTTACCACGTAAGCCATTCCACTCAACAGCATCATTGTTTAAACGTTCAACTTTCCAACGTTTGTACATATGAGATGTCCACTCCACGTTATCCAAAGCACGTACAAATGAAGATTCACCAGGTAGCTCAAATTTGTAGCTGTTAGTCATTAGTTGCTGATAGATATAAAATTCTTCATCACCATCTAAGATATCAGCCAACTTATCAGTTAACAGTTCAGTGTCAGTAACATTTTTGGCTTGTAGTAACAAAGTCAATTGCAACTTACGAACACCATGGTACCTTTCTGTTCGATTACGTCCTGGTCTACCTTTTATATTCTCAGAATTGTATACGATATCGATTGGCGCTATTTTTAGGACAGGGACGCCATATTTGGTTAAATCATGACGTACTCCATCCATTGTCTCTAAGATTGCCATTATGGCGTCACCCTTTCTTGAATGTTTTTAATTTAAGATTAGTTGCACTACGCTGGTCAAGCCATGTCTCAACTGTTTCACCATTCCAACCTTGATTAAGATTAATATTAATAGGTTGCTGCTCATCGTCGATATCATCAGCTGCATTTAACAAACGATTAGCATTTCCTGATAGAGCACCAGACAATGCATTGACAGCTATAGAGCTTTGATAACCGCCATCACTCGTTAATAAATTAGTTAAGGTTCCAGAAACAGAATTGGCAATACCTTTCACAGTAGATTGCAGATTCCCCTTCATGCTTTTCATACCGTCCATTAACCCTTGGATAGCTGCTGCACCGATTTCAGGCAAGGTTGCTGTCATCACATTAAATTCATCTTCAGCACCATTTACCATCTCATTCACTTCTGATATAAACGTCTCAGATAGTGCTTGAAGCTCTTTCTCAGCATTGATATGCAATTGAACAATCTCATCTTCCATCTTTTTACGAGCACCAGCAAGTTCTGTAGTTGCCTGCTTATTCGCGAGCTCTGTTTTTGTTTTCCACAACATTTGATACTCTTCTAACTCAGATGCAGTCATTTGTGTAAGAGCCTTAATTTCAGCGCCTGATTTAGCCCCTAATGATTGCAATTCTGCTAGAAGCTCCTTATCAATACCTTTTGCTTCAAGAACAAATAAGTCATTCATCCAGCCTCGTAAAGCATTGACTTGACCACGCATATTCTCGAGTAAATTTATTTGATCTTTAATAGTTCCATCTTCGTTATAGGTCACCATTTCCGTCAGATTTACTTTATCAAATAAGCCCCAAGTATTCTTGATAGCCTCTACACGACTGTTGTACGTTTGCTCATATTCATCACGTAAAGCTTTTTCATCATCGATAAGCTTCTGATTGATGTCTCGCATTTTCGAATAGTAATCATCAGCAAGTGACTTAATATTGTTATACAAACTCAGCTTCTTATCATAGATCAGTTCTTCATAAGCAATCTGTTCTGCAGAACCAATCTCATAACTTTTCATGTACCCTTCATATGCGCTAAGTTGCTCTTTCAAAGACATTTTTCCGTATTTTACTAAGGCATCTATCATATTTGTCTCAGCATTAAACTGATCTTGCATGGCAGTTTTATGTGCAGTCTTATATTTGTTGAGAGCCTTAATTTTTTCGTCTGTGCCATCCTTGAAGGCTGTTGATGCGTATTTCCAGTAAGCTGCTTCTTCGGCAGCACTCAAACCATACAATTCCTTTTGCAAGTCTATATATTCTTGGAGTGACTGTAGTTTATCAGCATTGACAGAATCATTGACCTTCTTGGTTTCTTCTGCAAGCTTCCGTTGGATTTCAAGTATTTGGTTATTCGCAGCACGTTGAAGCTTAGTGATCTCAGCATTTCCGGCTTTAACTGTCTTACTTTTTCCTTTAGTTGCTTTACTAGTAATGCCATTGAGGTCCTTCGCCAACTTGTCTTGGATTTTATAAATCTCTTGAGCTGCATTACGATTTAATTCTTTAATTTCGCTATTATTATTAGAAATGGCACGACTAACGGCTTTTTGGGCACCTTCAATTTGTGCCTGTGAAGCTTTTATTTCTCGAGAAAAATCAGGGAATGTAGCTTGTGACATCTCTTTTGATGCAGTTCGCACAACATTGATATTATCTAAAATTCCTTTAGCAATACCTGCTGGAATCCACTTAGCAATCGCGGCCATTACTCGAGAAGGAGAATGGATGCCTAGTGCATCTTTTACCCATTGAGGAATTTTATCTGTGAGCTTACCTAGCGCTTTAGCTACTGAGTCAAACATAGAAGTGATACCTTCAATTAAACCGTTAATGATATCTACGCCTATTTGCCAAACCTTATCTATTATGCTACCGAATGTCTCAACAATAGTTGTACCAATTGACTTAGCTGTTTCAACAATTGTATCCCATGCAGCTTCCCAATCACCTTGTAAGAGAGACATACCTGTAGACACAATACCTAATACTAAATCAATCGCTATTTGTATAATTCCTTTTATCAAGTCCCATGCAGCACTAAATATTTTTGTGATTACGTTCCAAGCTGTTTTAATTACTATACCAACGAGCTTCAAGTTATTTGCGATAAAGCTATAAATGAATTCAAATGTCGTTTTAACAATTGAAGAAATGGATTCACCGTGTTGTTCCCAAAACTGTTCGAATTTCCCCAGTATCTGTTTACCAAATGCTACAACTTCCTCAAGTGCTTTTGAGATAGTATCATATATTGCTTTAAAAGCTTTAGCTGTTACTTCTTTTATGGATGTCCAGGCTTTATTAACCAAGTCACGGAACCAATCCACCTTGTTATATGCAAGTACGAGAGCCGAGATAATTAAAGCAATTGCGGCTACTGCTATACCTACAGGTGTAGTAAGCCACGTAAAAACAGCACCTAATTTGGATATATGCCCCCAAACTTTAGTGACAATGTCAGTTACTTTTGTGGCAATCGCAGAGAAACTAGATAAATGCGGCAAGACACGAACTATAGCAGCAACAAGATTCCCGAAAATCGATACAACAGAAATAATTACTGGTGCTAGTGCAGAGATAACGCCAAGTACTACTGGGAATAGGGCAACTAGTTTAGCTGCAGTTTGATTTGTCTGTAATAAATTATTGAACCATTCCAGGAAACTATTTGCTAAGTCTAAAACAATAGCCCCGACTGGTGCCAATGCAATACCAAGATTAATAATCAGATCCCATAGATTACCCAACAATGTCAATACAGCAGGAGTTGACTCCTGAATAAAACTTAAAAACTGTTGGAATTGCTGATTTTCACCTAATGTTTCAGCCCATGCCCTAAAGCTTTCCATCATCTCCGCAAGCCGCGTCATGAAGCTACCACCCATGTCACTAAAAGCTGAGAAGAACGCAATAATGCCCATTGTTAAATCTGCAAATATATCTGAAATAACAGGCATATAGGTTTGTACATAACTAATAAACGATTGGAATTTCTCGGATTGACTTAAACCATCAGCCCAGAAGGCAAAGGATTGCATCATACCACTAAAATTTTTGGACCATGCCTCAGCTGCTGGCGCAAGCGCTGCTATCAAACTGCCTAGCCCAGCTATAAGATTACCAATACCTGCAACAAAATTTTCAAAAATTGATGCACCATATTTATTGAACGTATCGAATATCTTTTGAATTGGTTGACTGTTGATTGATTTATCAAAAGCACCCATCAATTTAGCTGCACTTATAGCCACAGATTCAATCATAGGCTGTAGCGATTTTAATATCTTCTGAGCACCTTGCATAGCGTTCGTAAAGGCTTGTAGCACAGGTTTTTCAGTCGCCTTGACTAGATCGTCATAAGTACCTTTGAAAGCATCCCATGAAGCTTTTGCTCGTTGTTGCTCTGCATTTAACTTGGCTGTTTCATCAAATAGTTTTTTAATTGTAGGAATGGCCACAGCAGCTAATCCAACAAAACCTAATGCGGCAATACTTAATGCACTAGCCAAGATTAATAATTGACCTACTAACACACCAATCATGACACCTAAGGATCCGATTAACCCTACCAGGGCTGATAAAAATTGTGAAAGAGCCGGTATTAATGAGAGCAATGCCCCACCTATAATTTGTCGCCCAGCCTCTGCAAATGCTTGGACAGTATTTGCATATGATTTCATAGCATTTGTATAATCAGCCCAAATCTTAATGACGATGTTCTTCTTCAGCTTTTTGGATTGACTATTAACAATGACAACGCCTCGTAAAAATTCGGTGATATCAGCATGTATGTCAATCGTGACATCTTTTAAAGCCAAGATAGCAAGCTTCACTTCATGGATAGCAGCAATCACTTCTGAAAAGTCTACATCGATTTTGATGCTACCACTTTGACCTGATAAATGAACTAATAATGCTTGTATTTGTGCGTAATCCATCATAAAACTGCCAAGAGATATCTCAACATTAACTTTTACTCGTTCGCGTTCTAGAGCATCAATCTCAGCTCGTATCATGGTGAGTTGTGTATAAAATGCATCCATTTCAAGATGTACTTTGATTTTAATAGACTCTTTGTCTAAGTCTTGTGCAAGTGCCTTGGCGCGTAGGATATCTTGCATAAAGTCATTGAGTATTGCTTCAATTTCGACAGTAGCTTCAGTAGCATCTAGCTGTTGCAATTTTGCTTGTACCTGTTGCACTTTCGATATAAATTCATTGATAGAAGCATTAATTTCGACAGACACACCTGTTGCAAGCTCCCTCATTTGATGGTCAACTTCTGCCATTTTTCGTTTAAAATCTTTTATGTCCGCATCTACTTCAGCTTTAAAGCGCTCAACTGGCATACACTCACCACCTTTATGATTTCTTCTCTACAAGCTGCCAATTAAATGTTTTCAACTCTTCTCTCATCTGGTCATACAGCGTGAAGTCTACTTTCATTTGTTGCTCATTTTTTGTACCGGCAAGTACTTCTTTACGAGCTTTCTCAGCATCAAAGTATTTCTTAGGAGGATTTTCTTTTCTGGATTTTTTCGGTTTAGAAACCACGCCAGCTATCCAAGCAGCTTGAATTGCTCGCTCATGATCATCAATTATTGCTAATTGAGAGCCTTGCAAGAAATTACGGTACTCTCTAGGTGTCCATGAATAGATTAGATCTATATCATAGGTACCTAGAAATCTAGCACAGTTACGCTCAAAATCATCATAGGTTAAGCCGTCTGTTTTTCCTCGAATAGATCGCGACCAGTGATCTCCTTGTACCCCTCGGACATACGTTTCATCATTAGAGTTGTTTTCTGTACTTCTTCCTCGTCCTTCTGTTTCATTTCTTTTACGAGCAGCATATTCTTCTTGAATTTCGTCAACTCGTTTCGAGAAAAAGCCGATTCTTCAATTGCCTCGAACACTTCTGTAAACATAATCGTTGCGTCATCATCAGCATTCATACGCGCATCAATTGCTTCTAATATTTCATCCTGTGTAGGTGCTTTTTTTGTTTGCAATTTAATTGTTGCTTCCCAAAGATGTACAAGTGCTTCAACATCTTGTTCAATCAATTGTGGTAGTACCTTGGAGATCCCACCCGACAGCTTATCTTTTTGTGATTCACCGTCTTTTGTTTTTGGTTCCGGAATCACTTTATTCAGTAATTTATCAAGCATAATAGAGCATTTTAATGTGTATTCCTTCTCTTTAACTGTTAATGTAGCCATTCTCTATTCCTTCTTTCTTTTTGGTTTTTGAACATAAGAAAAAGACGAACCTAAGCCCGTCCTTTGATTAAGAAACTGTTACAGAGACCGTATCAGTAATTGTAGGATTGTCCTTTGATGTCACCGTAATTGTTGCGGTACCATCTGCTACAGCTGTCACTAATCCATTTGGTGAAACTGTAGCCACATCTTTATTAGATGTTGTATAGGTTACAAACTGATTTGAAGCATCAGCTGGTGTAACCTCAACACTTAACTGTTCTTTATCTGTTGGTGTTAAGCTAAGTGTATCAGGCGTTACTGTAATACCTGTCACTTTTGTACTGTTAACAATATTGCTAGAATCGCCTGTAGTTTCTCCTGGTAACTGGAATCCGTACTTAGCAAAATTAATAAGCCCTGCCGGTAAATCCATAAACTCACCTTCTGCTGATTCAATTTGTACCGTCATGGATGTGCTTAGTTCCTCTAACCCTTCTACAGGGCTAGAGGTTTCATGCGAATCCACCACGGCAAAGGCAAACTTAGCATCATGTGTACCTTCATCATTTTTTTCTGTTTCCACTTCCCAAACCTTTAACTCTTTTCCATCCTTAATTGCACGGTAGATGGCTTTCTGTCCAGCATCACCTTTACGCCCATACATAGATAATTCCATCGTTTCAGTCAGAGTACCGATAGCTGAAATGGAGCCCATTTTTGTAGCTTCTGTAGAGTTATCTCGTTCTAGGCTGTGTGAATAATCCGTCTGAAAGCCCGGTACCAAACCATCAGCTCCTAAAACATTATCAGTAGGTTGTACCAAAATAATTTTTACCATTACGGATCCTCCTATTTTGTTTTTAATAGTTTGTATTTATAAGTAATAACACCGTGTTTTTGTACATTGTCGATGTCATCTAAGACACGGGGTTCGCGCGGCGTGACCTGCAGGATTTCATAAGATTGAATTGCCATCTTATATCTCAGTGCCTCATGTATTGCCTCTATGATTTCATAAACCTTTTTATTGCCATACTCACCACTAGTTGCTTGATTGTGGTAGACATGTATAGCAATCGTTTCTTCAGCAATTTCTTCAATCTTCACTTCCTGGTCTATGTTCAAAATCGGTTCACCAAGATACACAAAAGGAAATGGAGTATCTTCGGTTACATGATCGTATACACCAGCAACCAAATTTAAAAGCGCTGCATCATTGGATAACCTTTGATACACCGCCCTCTGTAGCTCTATAAATGGTAGTGCCATATCATTGTCACTTCCCTAACTTACGAAATTCTTTAATGAAGTAATCTGCTGCTTCATCAACAGCCTGTTCCCAAAAGAATTGTGCTCGTTGGCCATGAGTTAAAACAAAGCGACCCCAACGAGTATTAAAGTACACCCATGGGATTTTCTTCGCCCTACTGCCTCCTGGTCCTTGTGCATAGATGCCAGTCCCGTAGTTTACGTAGATAGCATATGAGACTCCGATTTCTAGTTTCGCACCATAACCATCAGCATCAAATGTCATGCTAATAGATTGAGCCATTTCACCAGTCTCATGCGGCATCCGAGCTTTCAACTCTTTTTCTAGCAGAAATGTTGTGTTTTTGATAATACGCTTTATTTCATCGATGATATCATCTTGCCAATTTTTAAAAGCACGTTGTACACGTTTGTTTCCTCGCTTGGTAATGCCCATAATTACACCCTCTTTAATGGCAAACGCATAATTTCGTTCATGCCTCCCTGGTCCTCTGCATCACCTGCAGCTGTGTACTCGACACCTTCAAATTCTATCCTTGCTTTAACTGGAATTTCAATCCCATAAGGGTAATACATATCACGATGGAACGACACCCCTAGTTGCTTCATTTCCACAAGTCGAGATGATGAAGGCGAATCCATGAAACATTCAAATTCACTTGTTACTTCCCATCTCTTTGTTGAGCCGCCTGATCCATTTGATACTGATTTTTCTTCTTTTATTTTTACAGTGTGAGGAAATTCATCGTAAAGCATGAAATTTCACCTTCTTGTAAGGTCTTAGATAGGTCCAGATGGCTTTCGGGAACTCTGTATCATAAGAATACGAAACAGACCCCATTCTCCGGCTAGTTAGCCCTGTTTTTTGCATATTAAACTGAATAGCTTTAGCAATGAACAAACGAACCCCTTGAGGCATTTCTGAAGGTTCCCATTTGTCATTACAGTGGTCCTTCGCTACATCAAATAAAACAGGTGCCATAGTACGATAAAAAGCGTCATGCTTAGCCCCTGTAACCTCATTCATTTGCTTTAGTTGATCTATTTCTTCTTGTGTTGGTTCCCACATAAGAACACCTACTTTTCTACTTCATTATCAGTTTCGGTTTTCTTTGATGGAGCTCGTTTAGGCTTTGATGCTTCCACTTCTTCAAACTCGTCTGTACGTAAAAGACGGGCACCGAGTTCCTCAGTGACCGCCCATGCGATACCTGTTTTTATGTTTTTAACTAACACGAATTATCCCTCCTTATTGTGGACGTTTAGCTGATAATACTGCTAGTGCTTCTGGACGTGTCACTTTGGCACCGTATAAATGTAGACCTTTAACAGCATCAGCAAAACGTTTTTCCATACGGTATCCTTCTACTTGTGCTGCTTGTTCTGCATATGTCCAAGCCATATTATGTCCTGCGATCACCTTTGAATTTGCTTCTACTCCAGCTCCTGCTTCAATTGTCGGAGCATTATTAGATTTCAATAGTAAGAAGCCAGCTGCACGACCCACTACACCGTTAATTAAACGGTCATCTGCTGGTAATGCACCAGAAGCTACAAAACGGTCATCTTTTAATAACAGGCCTTCATACCAAGGTGGCAACACAGCAAAGCGTCCTTCAACAGGAATGTCGGATTCATCCAGTTTAGTTGATAAATCTACTAAAGCTTCATAAGCAGTAGTTTTATCAACATCAGCAGGTGATGCATCAGTACCGATTGTATTTACTGCGTGTACATAGTGAGACGCAATAAATCGATCTGACACATTAGCTAACGCATAAGCAGCTTCACGCATTGCAGCGTCCATCAGTTTCGGATTTTGCTGGATTTTATCTAAATCATCAATTTGGAAATTAAAGAATTTAGATTGGTCAATCACTAAGCTTCGAGTGTGGTCTGAAAGTTCTTCAGGATCCGTCATATCTGAGTTACGAGTGTAATCCCCTACTGATACCGCACCAATGCCGTTAATTTTCACAGTATCGCCATAAGCCTTGATTTCACCCTCATAATCACGATTGATAACACCAATTTGACCAAATACTAAAGATTTTTGTAAGTTGTGTAATAGTCGAGCTGACCAGATTGTTGGAATAAAGTTTGTAATAGCCATATTGTAATTTCCTCCTTACCGATAATCGGTTATAGTAATTTATTTTTCACGATTTCATCCCAGTTGGCATTGATCTCATCAGGTGTCATTTTCATAACAGCTTCTTTTGTCAATGTTGTAGGATTACCTCCTTTTGGTGGTGGTGGCGTTCCACCGTCTTTAAAACGTTTATCTACTTCTGCTTGTACAGCAGCATTAAACTCAGCTTCAAGAACACCTAGATTAGCAGTGGTCTTTTCTGCATCTTCACCAACAAAGAACTCTACTAATTTTGCTGGTAAACTCTTTTCAGTTGCAGTAGACAGCGCTTGATTAAATAACTTTTCTCGTGCGGCTTCTTTTTGCGACTGTTCGAATTGCGTCTTTAACTCGCGTAACTGCTTTGCTTCCTCTGATTCTGGTGGATAACGCTTGGAAATCTCATCTTCTAATTTCTTCGGAAGAGTTTTAGTTTCATACGTTTTAATGGCATCTGTTACGCGAGTATCAGCAAACGACTGCAACCATTTCTTCCCCTCATCATTGTCATTTAGAAATGATTGAACCGATTCAAGTGTCAATGTAGCCCCTTGACTGTTTCCGCCATCTCCTAGTGATAGATTGTCACCTGGAGGGTTTCCCTCGCCACCATCTGCAAGCATCTGAATATCTAAAGGTATTAAAGTTTTTAAATTGAATGGATTTTGATTCATGATTTCCTCCTTGCCCAATTTAGTTATTCCGTTGAATCCCTAAACTGTTCAAAAGTTTATTTTTCTCGTTCTTTATAGCGTCTGCGAGAATAAAGACAAAATAAAAAACCACTCAAAATGAATGGCTTGATCACTTTTTTTACTTATATCTCTTTCTAAAATTAAAGAGCATCATTCTTTATGTGAATGATACTCCTCTAAAAACCTCTTACTTATGATACTGTTCACCGTACCAGTCCTAAGTGCGGTTTTTCCAACTATTTGATAGTGGCACCACGATTTATTATAATCGCTCTAAATCCTGGTATTCTTTCATATAAGGACCATCCTCTGCAACAAATGAATGATACAATGCCTTTACTGCAAAATTTTTCTCTAAACCCATTTCAGATTTTAGCTTTTTTAATTCATCATGCAACGCTCGATGTTCATTGATAAGCTTAAGCATAATTGATTTATTATATTTCATAACATCCGTCCTTTTTCATGTCAAAGCTCGCATTATTTGTTGAAGCTATATTACACCATTATCACTCGTAATCGCAAGAACATCCTTTGAATGACTCATACACTTCTACTTCACCTACTGTACATGATCGTGTATATCATCCTTTCTCTCCGTATTCCTCAAGCCAATCCTCGAATGTGATGTAAGGTACAGCTCGTTTTGGCGGCTTAATTTCATCTTGGGCCTGTTTCAATGATTGAAGATACGTTTTATTAGGTAACAGCTCATCGATGCGCTCAGCAAGCTTTATTTGATACTGCGGATCCTGATAATCATATACCCTGCTAAACATTGGATTTTTGCCTCCAAACAAAAGTAATATCTTACAACGACAACCGTAATTCATTGCTGGGTCCTTCCAGGTCTTTGGGCGCTTAGCTTTATCTCCTGCATAGTGGAAATATCCTTCCTCATCTGCGAATTGGCTATCGAGTATCCGATGAGCATGGCGAACCTGCATGTCACGCATAGATATCCACATTTTTTCAACACTGTCAACCTTGTCTTTGAGAGCATCATATACTTTTTCTTGCACGTAATTAACCGTACTGTTAAACATCTCCTGAAGCCGTTTAATTCCGTTGTTTCTGGCTGATTGAGTACGCTTTTTAACTTGCTTAGATGTGGCCATAAAGTCATTCTCTGCTTTAAGGTTGTCTTGCATATCCATAAAGACACTGTACATATAATCATCTTTATGCTTGTTAAAACGTAGCAAAGTTTCATACTCTGTCGCTTTTAAAAACTCTGTACGTATTTGTTTGCGATTCCTCAATAACCAATAGATGATTGCTACGGCAACACTTGTTCCAGCTGTTGCACTTGTGATATTTAGCATCCTACCTTCTTCGCTACTGAAGTACATATAAACTAGGTACGTATACAATAAGTACGCCTTGTCAAACGTCTCTTCTTGCATTGCTTCAGCATCTTCTAATAGTCTCTGATATTCCTTTGTAGAGATGTCATCCATAAGCTTCTTTAACGCTTCCAATCTACTGTACTTACGATATTCTGATAGCTTATTACCAAACTTCTCATAAGCCTCTTGCAATGCTTTGACTATACGATTTTGTAGACGAGAGTATTGCTTTTCGAATTTCTCTTTGAATTGATCGAAGATTTTTTGTAAACGTTCGAAGATTTTTAGTTGGTCCATATAATCACCACTTATTCATCATCGTTATCAATTTCATCTTTATTACGCTCCAAGCCTTTTAATTCACCTTGGAACTGTTCTTTTTCTTTCTGCATTTCTTCAATCTCGAAGTCGACATCATCGACAATTGACATCTTGGAAAGACGGGTACGCTCTGAAACTTGACCTTGCAACGCTTGTGACGCTTGAGCTTCAGATAGCAAATCGATTGGAATGTTACGCTTGTATTCAAACCAAAGTTTCAAGTAATCATCTTTAGAGCAGATTCCCTTCTTCGCCCATGCACTACACAACACCTTAAATTGATAACGTAGAGCAGTCGTAAACTTTCGCTCCATCGTTTTACATTTGTTCTCAAGTGCCATAAGTTTAAATTTCATTGCCACGCCACTTACATTACCCGCAAATGATTCATCGCTGAAGTTCACACTCTTAGCTAACCGCATGATATTTTCTTCAAGGCGGTCCAAATGGTTCTCAATCATCTGGTCGTTAACTTCTTTGGTTAAATAACTGATTTCGTCATCCTCGCCCATCAACTCGAAAATACCTGTACGTGATACCTTTTGTGCATCCTCTTCATCCATGCCCATACCTTTAAGCACCAGGTAAGCTAAACGCCACTGTTCAATCTCGTTTGAAGCATCTGAAAAAGTGCGATCGTAAGCATCGATTAGTTTATACACTTTGTCAGCGTCACCCTGTAGCTCCTCGTTATTTGGAATGCCGAATAACGGACAGTAGTCAAATAGGTGTTTCCGTTCATCCTTCAAAATAAATGGTGAATCCTTATCTGTACGTGTATAGAGCTTTTCTGTTGTAGCATCATAAAACGCCAGTTGTTCTATCTCTACTTTGTCACCTTGTGCATCGAGTTCAGCACTTTTAAAATACCGAAGTGCATATTTAGGTTCACTCACATCAGTTGGCGAGAGGATGATTGTTTCCCACGGATCAATTACCATTGCTCGCTCATTCCCATCAGTATCGATGTATAGTAAGCGTGCTGAGTAACCACAAATTGCAGTCTTCTTACCTGACTCACTGTCCATGTCATCAACAGAATTACGCAAATTAAAAAGCTCAATTGCCTCTGATAACTTAGTAGGGCTTTGAGCTTGTTTGTCCACCACGTATGAAATTGGATTACCGAACATATAGCCCACTTTTGTGTCTACAATATCAGCATCAAATGCATTGTTTAAAGTGTTATTGACCTTATCATCAACACGCTGTACATAGGCATTGCCTTGAGCGTAGTCTACTGGTTTACGTGTAAGGATTGGTACTGCCGCATCTTCAGTTTTATAGCGTTCGTAGTTATTAAATTGTTTGTTTCGGTCCAATTTAGTTTCTGTAATTAGCTTATCGAGTAATAGAGGCGTAACGCCTTTTTCATCGATGTAGGTGATGTATTCGTTCATGCTTACGCCTCCTTATTTTGAGTTGACACCCTTAACACTTGCAACTTCATAGTCATCGAGTCCATACCACATTGCAGAGAATGTATGAGGGTCAATATTAAATTCATCTTCAATGATTTCGTCTGTTTTCGGGTCTTTCTTGAAGGTCAGTTCCTTCAATTCTCGAATTGTATTCACACATGTTTCGGAACAGATAATCTTTTTGAAACGTTTCATCTTCTTTGTGTTCTCAATGCGTGTGAGCTTCTTACAAGCATACATACGAAAGCCTCGCTGTTTGAAGTAAGCAATTGTTTTCGGCTCAGCATTATCAGCCTTAATAATTACTTTCTTGAGCCCTTCTTCCTCAAGTTCATCGGCTGTTTTATCATCTGTCATACCACGTTTGTAATATTCCCAGTAGATGTATAACCACTTCTTCTCATGATCCACTACCATACGTAATAAGGCATTGTAGGAATCAACAAAACCAAAGTCCATGCCGTTCTTACGTATTGGCTTTCTAATGAGTGCTATTTCTGCCATTACCTCATCGTGTGGCTTTGTTTCGAATTGTGGCAGAACAAGAATACCGTTGACACCGAAACGCCCCTTACGTGCAATCCTGTGAAGGTCTGGGTCATATAAGACCATCTCATCAAGCTGCTCGATATAGCTCGCTGGCAAAAACAAATTATCATCAGCTGTTGAGTGATGATAATAAGTGTTATTCACTACGATGGTTCGTAGTTTGTAAAGCTCATCATCATCCAGGACAAAGTATTCTTCCATCTCGTTCTTAAAGAAATGCTTGTATACCCAATTCCCTTTTGAAACTGGATTGGTAGAGAGAATAATAAACAGGTCCAGTGTTGGATGCCTTAAACGGCCAAGCAGCTCTTTAAAGCCAGCATATTTAATCTCACTACATTCCTCCAACCAGATGAGAGAAATGTTATTGATGGACTTTAACTTTTCTGGCTTATCCATACCTCGAAAGATAATCTTTGAACCGTTAGGAAACTTAACTGTCATTGGTGATGAGCTCGTCTTTATCTTCCCTGATAGCCCAAGGTCCTCAATAATTTCTGTAAACAAAGAAAACGTACTGTCTCTATGCGTATCGTAAACTTCACGAACGACAAGAGCTGTACGTTTTTCTTCAAGTAATTTTAAAAGTATTTTAAGTGCTACATGATAGGATTTAGAAGATCCATATCCACCGACTAAGAGCTGAGTTTTACAACGCCAGTCGAAAAGGAAATCTTCGAAATGTGGGTTTACTTCTTTTTCAATTGCTGTCGTCATTCACTCAACTCCTTATACATTCGTTGTATTTAACATTCATTTTTAGTTAACATAATAGCACTTTTAGGAAGTTGATACTTTTATAAACCATTGCTGTATCAACGTTTTTACATCTTCACTTTTTATTGATTATGCAAGATTTTATACATTGTTGATTTAACAGGCTTTAATCATACTACTCAAATTTATTTCCCGGCATTTCCTGCATAAAATTATTCGCGTTTTTTGCTAACAATTTTGATTTCAAACGATCCGTTTTGATCATCTGAGCCGAGCTTTTCAATCTCCACTTTCGTTTTATCAATTGACAGCTGCATCTGTTCAAGCCTTAATCGACGTTCATCATCCTGATCCGCCATTTCAACAAACTGGCGAATAGAAGAACGCAGCTCTCCTATTGCTCTAGATTGAGCAGTGAGTAGTTGTGCCTGTCGTTCCCAAGCGAATTGAAATTCATATTCGACTTCTTTTCCCCATTCGGTATCCTTATGTTTTTTGAGCTCTTTAATCATTTCGTCTTTAGATTCAACGTGCATGATTCGTTGAGCCCGAATAATTGCAGCATATTGTATTTGTATTTGATTCCAAATTAAATCGACTGGAGAAAGTTCATTCATCGCTTCCATGATTTCGAGTGTTTCTTCTGGTAGAAACTTCGAGAAGAAGCCGTGTGTAACAGCAGCAGAGTTCCGTTTTGTAAATTGGTTTGGAGGGTTAGGATTTCCTCTATTTCCAACAGCATAGGTATTGCCTTTTGGGGCTCCTAACTGCTTTTCTTCGGTTGCATCCTTACTAGAAATAGTTGCAACCTTCTTCGATTTGGTTGCATCCTTTTTAGCAGTTGCATCCCTACTCCATGGATTACCGTCTTTACCATCACGGCTCTTACGGCTCTTTAAAGTGCCTAACTTAACATCATGCTTTTCAGCAAGATCAGCTAGTGTAATCTTTGTGGTTTCCCACTCCTGTTTAATTTCATCCCAATTAACCATATCTCATAAACACCACCTCCAACATTTGTTTTAGACAAAAGAAAAAGCACCCCAATAAGGATGCTTAAACTCTCTATATTCTTCTTTAATACTTTTTAACTTGAAACCATACAATCTTATCTTTAATGATGTAATCTTCTATATAATTATAAGGTGGCTCTGGAGACTTTTGCGTAAACACATAGAAGCTCTCAGATCCTGAAGCAAACCAATCACGAAAATTGTTTAGCTCACTACTTGTTAAGTTATATTCTTTGATTTGATTATTTACTAAATGTAAAACCAGTGTAGCATTACTATTCTCAATTATAGGTAATATCACTTCATTTGAATTTTCACTTTCAGCTCCATTAACTACAGTTGTTACTACATAATAATACTTTTTTCCTTTTTCGATATCATTGTCTAAATATGAATTTGTTGTAACATTACTTGCAATTACATCGTAAGGACCGCCAGCATTTAAGGAACGTTTTACATTATATCCCTTTGCTCCTTCGATTGAATTCCAAGTTAAGGCATGACCTTCACCTTTTACCTCACCATTAAGAATTGGAGATTCTATATCCAAAGGAATTAAATAACCTTCTGAGTCTATATCTATTGCATCTAATGAAATCTTTTTTCCAATTGTACTAATTTCTACAATATGAACTTTATTCTCAAGTCCATTTTTTTCATAGCTTAGTGTTTGACCTTGAGGTGCTCCATAAATTGAATAGTTTTCTTCTTTACCGTCAATAGATATAATTTGATTACTACCCTGTGATGCGTTAATGTTTCTATCTGTAATTATTCTAACTTTTGTACCTTTAAATTTAAATTTTATTTTAGAATTTATTGAGTTGTTTTGATCAATAATCCAATGTGCTGTTTTATTATAATGGTTAATATTTGACTCCACACCCCAATTATCTCCACTATAATTAATTAAAGGATTTGTATCATCAAACCTTTGCCAACCTTCTTCGGGTTGTGGTAATTGTTGACCGATAGTAGCTGCTTTAACTTCATTCGAATCAAATATGAATAATGATAAACCAAATAAAAGTAATGTAAAAAATGAGACTACAAAATTCTTCTTCATTCAAATTCCCCCAATAAATTAAAAGATTATGTACAGTTTTTTATATTTAGTAATTTTACCCCATCACCTCCCACCCAATAATAACCCAACAAATGAAATATATGTAATAACTTTTTGCTCTCAAAACCACACCAAACTCCGCCCTATCGGTTATTAGTGCATGCCAGCCTTTTTCGATATCTAATGTTCCTGAGATACTTACTCGCCCGTAAACTAATCCATTATTATTTGTTTTGGCTGTTTGATGCAGTTTTCAAAGCACATTAAAAGCCACGCTCATAGAACGTGACCTGAAATATTATTTATTAGCATCCATATATTCATCTATAATTCTTATTGCCTCAACTACAATATCTGCACCAAGGGCTAGATGACTTCCAACACCTATTATTTCATCAATACTATTCATTTCTGGTAAATGGTCCAAACTATTAAAAAAGTGCGATAGTTCTTTTAAAATTTCCTCAACCTTTTCTGCTTGATTCATTTTAACATCTCCCTTTACTCTACATTGATTGCTTGAATACGTGCTGTTTCGTATTTTACTTTTTCTTCTTCAGCTTTCTCTTCATTACTATAGCAGCCTACAAGTTGTTCATGAAACGGAAAGCCACTTACTAATTTGTAAACTAAATAAACAGTTTCTATTTTTTAACCATGGTCCACACCTCCTCTCAACCTAATCATAGATTAAAAGGAAATGTTTGTTATAGTTTTTTCTCATAATAAAAAGCCACAACTCGTAGTGAGTGCGACTTCTATGTATTATTTATTTTCTCTTACATATTTATTTTCTCTTACATATCTAAGTTTATTTAAATAAATGTATAATTTATTGATTGCATTTGTTGTAACAAAATAATAGACTACCATGACAATAAAATATGCTGTAACCATGCAAAATACTAGCACGATATGAATATTATCTGTTATTAATACAAGTATTAAAGCGATTACGATACTTAAAGTTGACATAAACAACCCTTTATAAGTTGTTACTCTTTGAATTTCATATTCTGTTGTACTAATCATTATATCTAATTCATTAGCACTTAATTTTTCTAAGGACTTTACATCCTTATATTGTTCCATAATTTTACTAGGATTAAATAAATTTACACCATACTTACGACTGATACTTGGCATATCACACACCTCCTATGTACTATTATCATAGGATATATGGAATGAATTGTCATTATAAATATAGGCTACCAATTTAATAGTCCCACTGGTTGTTTTGGATTTAATTTATGTTCAATCAATGGCATCACCCCACTATACTAATTACTTTGTGAAATAAAAAAACACCCTAATGAATGCTTTTTTTGTTCTTTTTACCTAAGATATTGAATTTATCCTATTCATAAATTACATGAAGTATATCTTCAATAATTTTAATAGCTGATAAAATATTTTTTTCCTTAGGTTGTATTTTCGCAAAAGAAAAAGCCCTCATCCTAAGATGAAAGCTTATTGTGGTAAATTGTCGAGTTAGCTTACTTGCAACTCTCACGGTAGAGCAGCACCACATTATTATTTGTAAAGTGAATTGTGTTTTGGTCTTATTTGCCTTTTATATTAATTAAGATATCTATTCTCTTAAAAAATATGAGCTGGCCATGTACATCATTTCTTCGCTGATAGTTTTAACAGCGTTGGTCGGTCGTCGGTCTGTCCCTAATATTTAGGTTTTGAAAAATACCAAGAGAGGAAAACCTTACCGTGCCGCCCTACCTCCGAGTTTACTTCATGTTTTTTCTATCACAAAACATGCTACATGTTTTACATTTGTTCTTATTGTTACATTTGTTTCATCATTTATATAATCTAGCTTTATTCTTGTTTATAAGTTTCAAATACTATAAAAGATTTTGTCCCCACTAAGTATTCTAAGATTGTTTTTCTCCTAAAGAAAGCAGCGTCAATTAAATTATTTTGAGTAATTATTATTAGATCAAACAATGCTTGTAATAATTTAACAAGTTGATTCAGTTTTACTGAAATCCCTTCTATTATTCCTTTCTCTTGGATGCAGTCTTGATACATAACCGCCAAATTCATGTTTGCATTCTCATTTCCATGTACATAGCGGCAGGATTTTATATATTCATCTTTTATTATATCCATATTTATGGAAGCATTATATTGATTAACTATTGAATCGGTATTTTCCATCACAGAACTATTTGAAATAGTGTCAGTTGAGGTTAAATTATTTATTAATCTAAGTGATTGTTCAATAATTGATCTAATATTGAAATAATAGTATCTTTCTTCACCTTTTTTCATATTTCCTATAAGATACATAATATCTGAAGTTAAAGCGTTTAAAATGTAATTTGAAGATTCTTGACGAATTAAATATTTTAAAAAAACGATTTTTTTTAAAATAAATATAAGATTATTTTTATCCTTAATTTCCAAAAATGAAAATTCTAAATCAATAAATCTCTGAATTTCCCCTTTAACCTCTGAAACCTCTTTGATTGTCAAGTCAAATTTCCCCATCGCTTATTCCGTCCATCCATTTACTAAAATCTATTTTTACATTTTTAGGAATTTTATTTACACTTTTTGCATCCAACATACCATTTAAAAATTTTAACAAATTTTTTCTTACACTCTCATATTGAACATCATTCATTTCATAAATTGATCTCGTAGTTCTTGCAATAATAGTAGTTCTTGATTGAATAACATATTCTTTAAATGCTAAATTATAGATATTCTTTAAAAAAGGAATGATATCCTCATTTTTATCAAAAATAGTAGTATCTAATATTAATTCAGCTGTAATACCAATTACCTTATACTTAGCTATATTTTTAGATTTTAATTCACTTCTATAGTAATTATATAGATTCACCTAAACCTCAGCCCCTTGCTGAATTCTATCTAATATTTCACTGCATATATCATTTAAATCTTCTCTTGATTTCTTATATCTTGTAGGAATTGGACCTTGCTTTCCAACTTGAATATCTTTCACATTACTAGTATAACCCGTAAAAATATAAAGTTGTCGAACTTCTTTCTTCCTTTCGAAATTCACCTTCATTACATGTTGTTTTTGAGTAAGTTCATCATCAAGTATTGTATAAATTAATCCTAAACATTCAAGATTAATATCTTCTTCACCCTTTAAATTATTAATAGCTTTTTGTAAAGATGAGATACCTATTATTGAATATCTATCAATTCTATTTGGAATTAAGTAATAATCCGATGCTATTAATGCGCTATCTGTATAAATGGTAAGAGTTGGTGGGCAATCTATAATTATTAAATCATATATATCTCTCAGATTATTGTCTCGAATAAATCTTTTCAAACGTTTAACATGTGTATAGTCACTAGATTTATTAGCTAAAACTAAATTTAAATCACCACATACTATATGTAATTTATCCGTTAATTCTATAATCATTTCTTCTGCTGTTGGAGATTTATATTGCTCTGAAAATTGGACTTGGGGTCTAAATAATTTACTTATAGTTTTACCAGCTGGTAGTATATCCTTAAAATAATCTCCATAATAGTAGCTATCTAATAAAGCTTGTGTAGCATTAAATTGTGGATCTGCATCAATAATTAAAATTTTTAAATTATCTTCACCATCTGTCATTTCACTTTTGTAATGTGCTAAAAAATCTGCTACACCTATACTCAAAGTTGTTTTCCCTACTCCACCTTTCATATTAATAAAAGAGATTATTTTTCCATCTTTTTGCATAACAAACATCCTTTCCTTTAAATTCTATTTATACCAGTCAATCATATCATTTTCACCTAATTAATAGTATATTGGTATCAAATTTGTTATAAAATTCATAATAGAATATACCCTACCATAATTAATATGTCTAAAACTATCTACGAAAAGTAATTCTCACTAAAAGAAGCTTGTAAGCCTACTAAAGTAGACTATACAAGCTTCTCTAGTTACTATTTAATTATACCTACTCTATTTAATCATCTGATTCAAAATATTATTTCTAACTCTAAATATTGTTGTACTAGAGAGCTTCATATGCTTGCCAATCCCTCGCATACTATCCCCGTCCAACAATCTATGAAGCACTTCAACCTCTCTGTCACTTTGTACTAACGGAATACGCTTTTGAACTTCTGATACTTTAATTTCATATTCACGAATACGCTTGTTACTTGTATAAACACGTCTCTGCACCTCAATAAAAACTGGATCACTTGTCCCACCACTTGCCCTTGGTAATGTTGCTTCAATGCCATACATAGCCGTTTTTGCCCCGATATAACTGTTGTTATCGATTTTAGCTACTGGCTGCCTTGCTTCTTCTATTGACTCAATCATCCAGCTATAGTCCTCAATCCACTGCAACAAATTTTCTTTAGTAACTGCTATTTGGCCTTTTAACATAGTTTTGCCCTCCTATGATATAATGCTGTTGAGTAGCCTCCATAGGAGAGCGAGAGTCATAGCATTGCAGTGCTATGACTTTTTATTTGTGTCTTGTACCATCCATTTCGGTATAGTCATTTTATTAGCGCAGTTGTAATAAATGGCATTAGCTAAGCTTTTTGCGGTTTTTATATTGCACTCTGGGTGCAAATATACCCGTGTATGCTGATTATCTTGTTTACCTGTTACATAAATAGCTTCCTCGCCTTTCTTGATTGTCTTGGTACACGCAAAACATTCGTAGTCCTTGCGAGTTGTTACTTGGCGTTTTCTAGCGATGTCTAACATGACTAGTTGCTCCCCCCATCTAACGTTGCTCGCATCTTATCCATAAGCTTATGAATAGCATTTTTATATTTCACACGTATGTCATGGTTCGAAATATCCTCTGCTGCTTCTAACGTAGCCCCAAATGTTTTTATCAATGAATCAAACATTACCTTGAACTTAACCTCAGCTGGATCGGATGATTCGGACATCTTCTTTCGTAAACTATCCAGTTCTTTTTGCACTTCATCAGGAATAAGTTCTATTGTTTCAGCTTCAAGAGGTTTGGCTTTAAGGTCAACTTCTAATTGCTTTGCTCTAGATTCAGCTACTGCTAATTCTTGTGTGAGTCTATTAATCTCTTTTTCAGAAGCTTCATTCTCATCGTGTTGTTGACGAGCATTTTCGAGTTGTGTCGTTAGTTCTTGTATATCTTTTTCAAGTAACTTTTTTTCTTTTGCAATAGCTTTCTCACGATTGGCCATTTCTTTTTCAAGTTGTTGTTTCTCTTTGATGACTTTCTGGAGTTCTCTTGCTGACATTTCATCAACATTATTCTCTTGCATAAAAACTTCACGTTCCTCCGCATCTACCCCCAGTAAGGCTACGGCTTTGGTATAGCTTAAATTCCCAAGCGCTTGTGAATTTACTCCATATTCGTTATAAATTTGCATAAGATTATTAGCTGTGGATTGGCTATATTCAACATTTTCTTTCAACCAATTACCCCATTCACCATGCTGTAATTGTGCCTTTGCCTCAGTGAGCCTCTTGCCTATTTCTGCCGAAGCCTGGAGCATCATGTTTTGTGTTTGATACTTAATTGCATTTATCTCAGCTGCTATGACATCTGTGGAGCGCTCTGTTGTTAATTGGTTCATACTGCTTTCCTCACTTTCATGTTAGTAAGCTTTTGTTTTTTAAATTCATCAACAAATGCTTGTACATCTTCTGTTGCAGGTTTATTTTTGAAGCCTCGTATTTGCCAAACTTTACCGTCTTTAACTTCCACGGTGTAAAATGATTCATCAGGTTCTTTGATATTGCGAACAAATAATATTGTTGTTTGACCATCCGCATGTCGTTGCGCATATCCTCCAACACAATGTGACAATTTATTGCCCTCATCGATAATTTCTTTAGCTGTATGTGGAACAACTATTTTTAATTGTCCGAGTTCAAACTCATAATGCTTGATTTTTTCATATCTTTCTTTTGCTTTTTTACGCATTAGCTCATCTTCATAATGTTTCACACGTTTAATGGTCTCTTCATGGGCCTTTCGCAAGCTTTTCGGAAAAATGATTGCATCATCTATGTGAATATTTAACTTTTGACAATCATTTATATAATCACGCCAGGTAACCAATACTTGATGACGCCTTGTAAAGTGTTTCTCATCCTTTTGAAATTGCTTATTTGCGTAATTAAACAGGCGATGAAGGGAAGTGAACTTTCTGATAAATTTAAATGTTTTCATGTCGTCTGCTACACTGAAGCTTTCCATGACTTTTTGTAGTTCATCTATATTCATTTTCGATTTTTCTTTGCGCCATTGTTGAACCACCCAAGCCTTAAAAAGAAAATCTCTTACGTAATACAATGAATTTTCAAAGTTTTTCTCTCTTAACATTTGAAAGTCTTGCTTAGACATCTTGAAAATGTGATGTAATTTTGATTTTGACCAATTTATTGCACTAAAAGTTTTATAGCCATATATTTTCGCTTTTACGAAATTGTCTAATCCAGCTTTCGTTAGAATTTCCACGCTCGGATATTTTGCAACCAACGGTAGGTACTTTAATACATCTTCATAATCGTATCGTTGCCAACCACTGTATTGAAAAGACGTTCCACCAATACCATCTTCAAATGTTTCATTCATGATTCTCCTGGACATAAAGGCTCTATTTTGTAAGAAGCTAGGTGTGCTGAATCCACCTTCTGCCCACCATCGTCCACTATAACCACATTCGATTTTTTGGCAGATTTTATGTTCATAGTCGTATACAAACCGCGCAACAGGTGTATACTCTGTACTCACATTTTCGAAACCCTCTCTATAATCGCGAGAAACATATAGCCATTCCACTGTTACCACAGATGGATCTAATACAGATTTTTGGCAATGTAATATACAAGCAGTGTCGATTAAAGTTTTTCTCCCTAGCCACGCTTTTTTGTACTTACATTTTGAAAAACATGCAGGGCATTCACCTTGTCCATCTTGCTTAATCGGATCTTCAATAGGAAATGTACTCCGACAATGTGTACAGTAGCCTATCCGATTCTTTCCACTGCTAACAAAAATATATCTGCTTAATAGTAATGCCTTTTCTTCTGCTTCAAATTGCACATGTTCAGGTACTTCGGATGGAAAATGTGCAAGTAATGATTCGATAAATTCATCGTGTTCCATCGGTGTCACCCCTTATAAAAATTCGTCCAGTGAAGCTTCAAAACGTTGTGTAGGTCTTGGAGCAGTAGCAACTGACTCTTTTGGTGCATCATTCAATGTTACTGGTGCAACTGCTTTAACAATCGGTGCAGTACCTGCTGTTTTGATGCCAAAGTAATCAAGTACCGCCTTATACCCTTGCTCAGGTGTTAAAACTGCACAATTGTCAACTTTTTGCTTTTCAGCTATCTTACTCATCGCCTTCATACTGCCGACAATCGTTTTATCCTTGGTCATAATTTTTTCTGCTGCTGAAGGGTTATCCTTTATGTGGTCCATTAAAAAATTTCCTATTGCTGAAACATAAGGGTGTACCCCATTTACTCTAAGCTCTGCCTGTAATTTTGCCATTGCTTGTTCAACCATCTTTGATTCCTCCCACTTTTCTGTGTGTTCTTGCATATACGATGCTTCAAATATGTTCATTTGCCCCTCGTGTGTCATGGCAATAGCGTGCTCCTTTCCATCCATCACACTTCACCGCCTGTTGCTGGATATTCGACATCAAATGTTAGTCCATTAGTTAGTTGAGTGCGATTTGTTACAGCATTTACAAGTTCTGCAGATGTGTAACATTTCGTTTTATACTGTCTTACGCCATCCACTAGCCAGTAGAGTGTTGCATATGGCATTGATTTAAAGCCGATATACGTTGTTACATTGTCGCTTGTATGATTGTCTACAAATGCTGTCATATCATCACCCCCAAGCCACAACAAAGTACCAAGGTCGTTGAATTGTGGGTAAATACTTAAATTTACAGTCGTATCCATGGCCTTGTAACTCTGCTTGAATGACTTTTAATGTTCTATATTCCTCATCTGATTCAATAAGGCATTCCCAGCTTGTGCCGCCAATTATTGCTGCATCTTCAATTTTTCGTAGTATTTTTTTAAATAAGGGACCTTCTAAAACGCTTTTACGATATGTGATATATCCTTGGTTAGCTACCTGTCTTAAATGGTCTGCTGTTGGTATTTGAAAAGCCATATTCAATCCTCAATTCATTTAGTTTTAGTTGCCTAATAGTATTTTTTCTACCAGGTCTTTTTCTTGTTCAGCCTCATCGTCTCGAACTGATTCTTCTGGCATTAAAATCTCATAACATAACTTTTTAACTCGACTTCCAACAATACCCTTTTGATAAATGCTATCTATTTCGTTCAATGTGCGATTGGAAGTAATAAGTGTTATTAGTTGCCTGTCCATACGGTGATCTAATATTTTGCCTAATAAGTCCTCTACGTAGCCTGTTGGATCATCTACAGCTAAATCATCTATCACTAACACTTCAATTGAGCGAAAGACTTCTAGCACCTCATCTTCTGTAATTTCAGCTTTCTTGTTATACGTTTTGCGTACTTGAGCTGATATATCTGCCGCTTTGATGAACATTACATTGCGTTGAAATTTGCTTAGCAAAGCGTTAGCTATACTGCTAACTAATCGCGTTTTCCCACTGCCTTTTGTTCGGCTATATAAGTACAAGCCCTTGCCTATGGTTTCCATTTCCTCAAAGCGCTCCACAAATTGCGTTGCCATCTTCTTAGCAATTGTTGCTGCATCTCTGTTTTCTTGAGTTTTATAGCACTCTACTTTAAAACCTAGTACTTTAGCTTTACGGAATTTCTCAGGAATGCCTGCAGTTGATACTCTTTCAGCAATAAGCTTATCCATCTCGATTTTTTCATGACATTCGCACTTTTCAATCCACTCAATTTCATGATTTTTCAAACGGTACTTTTCTGGATTATCAATGGCATCTACTTTCTTAGTCCAATCAATAAATTTTAAGAAGCCACTGCCATCACATTTGTTAAAAGGGCATTTATCATTTGGTTGTGTTTCACACTCAGTCCCCTTTGCTTTATAAAAACTTTTTGAGGCGTTCATTCTGTCGGCGAAGTCTTTCCTCTGCATCAGTTGTTGTAGAAAGGGATTGTCCCCTATTGCTTGCATTTGATTGACCACCTTTCTGTAGAAAATCTTGATATGTGTTTATAGCTTTTTCAGCAGACCAGTTGTATAAAATCTTTTGAAAGTAGCTAATAAAAGGCTTTTCTTTTTGCAATGCGATTTTCATAGCTTCGATGATTAAACGCCCATCAGGATAAAATTCATACAGCTTGTTTAAATCCTTGTCATCCTCAATTGTCCTTTTCCTAAATTTTTGTTCAAAGAATTTTTGAACGATTTTAAAGTCATTATGAATTGGAGAAATATTGGAAGGAGAGGCGTGTGGCGAAGCTCCTTCTTTTTTTCTCTCTTTCTCTCTCTCTTTCTCTATATCTCTTTCTAAATCTATATCTCTATCTCTCTCTGTTCCGTTACTTAACGTCACGCTAACGTTATTCGTAACGTTACTGTTGTTATTCGGTTCATTAGGAGGTATTTCGTTCTCATCTTTTTGTAACTTTTTATCATCAGGAGCATTTAATTGAGCTTGCTTCTGTTTTTCGCGATAGCGTTTTTGACGTTCAGCATTTAGTTTTTTTACATGTTCCATACCATCGATATTTTGGTGCTTGTCCCAATTTGCAACACGGACTACCTCGTTTTCATCAATTTCAATCATTCCGTAGCGCGTAAACGTTTGAATAGCAAGGCGTACCGTATTAAGTGGACGTCCAAAAATAGTTGCCATTTCCTCAATGTTCATTGGTATATTTTCGGTCAACATAATGTAGCCGTTTGAATTAGCCTTACCAGCAGCAGCCAGTAACTTAATCCAAATGATTAGTATTGTGTCCGCCTCTGGTAATGCTTCAATCAGCTTGATTTTATCGTTGTCGAACATATCTGTTTTAAGCTTTATCCAAGTGATTTCAGCCATTTGCTTTCGCCCCTTACTATTTATTATTTCTAATCATTAAACACGCCCAATGACCGTTTGAGAGTTGCTTGATTTCACCTTTTACACGCCATCCACGTAGCTGACTTTCAACAATCTTTTTGTGTAAATCGTTCTTTATTACAGCGTAAACACATTTGCGGCTGAAATTTCTTGTTGTTTGCATATGTTCAACCCCTTCAAGGTATATAAATCATCTTGCCTGTAGCCCTTGCTACTGCTTGTTGGATACGTGCCTCATTGCTGTTATTGTCCGATAAGTGCAATAAATGTATTTCTTCGACTTTGCTCAAATCATTAGCAGCGAAGAAGCCTAATAGATTTTCCAGTCCAAAATGTGACTGCATAACACGTTTACGCATTGCTGGGTGTACTCGCCCACTCTCTACATTTTCGTCAAGTGTTTGTTGATCGTAATTACACTCGATCATGATGTGTGATAATCCTTTAAATCTGTATTTGACGTAGTAAGTATCAGTGGCAAATAACAGCTTGCCACCGTTATCACTTTGCAATATAAACCCTAGTGGCTCATGGACATCGTGCTGTACATCAAACGGTAATATCGTCCATGTGCCAATATGAAACTGTTGCTTGCTCTTTACAGTGCGTATTTGAGCGTTCTCCAAGCCCATAGCGCTCTTTGTGCCTGCTGACATATAAATTGTCATACCACGTTGCAAACAGCCTTGTACGCCTTTGCTGTGGTCTAAATGCTCATGACTAATTAATACACCTTCTATTTTGCTAGTTTGAAAGTTTATACCTTGCTGAATTTGTTTAAATGAAATGCCTGCCTCAATGAGTAGTTGGGTACTGTCATCATCAATGTGATAACAGTTACCCTTACTCCCTGTTGCCAATGTCTGAATTTTAATCATCAGAAGTCAGGTCCATCTGCAAATGGTGGTTGTTCTTTTCGAGGTGGCTCTTGTGATTTTACTTCCACATATTCAGCATCTTGGATGTTTTCAGACTCTTGAATTGATTGATTCATTTGTTGCTCCTGTAGGGTTTCCTCAATAGGTTCAAAATCTAGCAATTCCTGATTAGCATTTTCATAGATTTCTTTGCGTACTCGGTTTTCTTCCGATTCACTTTCATTGTTGTTACCGTTCAACAGACTTATGAAAGCAGCTCCAAAATCTTTCGGAATCTTTTTAACGATGTTATTACGCATCTTACGGATAATCATTGACTCTCGGCTTTGTGGGTCTTTCCAAGCAGGACTGACATGTTCCGCAATTTCTTCATCTGCTAGAGCTGCATCTAAGCCCGATTTTTCTATCTTGTTGAAAATTTCATTCTTCTTTGAGTCTATTTGTTTTTTTTGTTCAGCAGTTGCTTTGTACCGATCCTTTGCAATTCCAAAAGTTTCATTCATCAAGTTTTGTTTTACATGAGCAATGAGATTGCGTATAACGTCTGCTCTTTCAGCAATAAAGTATTCCGTTTGCCCGCTTTTCTTAGTAATGGGGTAAACAACACGAACAACTTTCCCCTGTCCTGTCGGTGTCCAAATAGGTGGTGTAAATTCAATACCCTTGAATGTTGGGTATTCGAATTTGTCATTTTCACGCACCAACCAAAATTGATGAATCGTTTCAACATCACGTCCAAAATTTGCTAACAAAGCATCATTTCCATCGCCCTCGATGCCCATTTCAACTTGTTTGACCCAAACATCTTTGTCATCAACTTTGCGTTTAGTATTACGAATCGAAAAATATACTTCACGTGGTGTAGCTGTCGCATTAAGCTTTAATGCTGCTACTTTCAATAAAATGTCCGTTACATTGTTGCGGTCTAAATTAGCAGCATTCCAAGACAACCCTTGTGAATCCACAACAGCATTTATCGCTGTAATCGCATTAAGTACACACGTTTTTTGGTAATCATCCATATTGATACCGTTACCTGTCAGCGCATCCTGAATCATAGGTGAAAATGTGTCTTGAATTTTGACTAGACCTGTTTTATAGCCGCTATCTTCTTGTATTGTCACTTGATTAGTCATGTCACGCAGCCTCACTTTCGACACGTAGTAACTTGTCCTCTTTTGACACAACCAAACCAATAAGCTGAGTAGACATATCAATAAAGTGGGTTACACCCTCGGCATTGTCCACAAAAATAGGTGCTTGAATGCCATAATGGGCTGATAGTGTATTGATGATGTCTAACCCTACGTTTATTTTTGCAGCATTGTTAAGCCCTGATCCATACGGCACGCCATTGTACAGCGTTTCACATACTTCGTTAAGACCGCCGTTTACTTGTGTATCGAATAATTTGAAACGAGCATATTTGAACTTACTGTTAATGCGGTCTGTGAGCATATTTACTTTTGTTCGGATAAATTCTTCTATTAAGAATGTTGTTTGCTCTAAATTTTCGTACTCTTGAGCAAGCTTTATTTGTTGATCTTCCAGCTCAATAATTCGTTCCTTACTCGCTTCAATATTTGCATATTGAGCAAGGGAGTTATTGCACTCTTTGCGCTCATAATTGAGCTTTGTTATATCTTCATCAATACCAGCAACAGCCTCGTAAGCATGTTCATTTAGCTGTTTAATTTCAGCCTGTAACGCTTCAATTTGTAGATTGATAGATTTATATTCATCAGTGGTTGTAACGTCCTTAACTGTTGAGTTAGCTGTTTCAAGAGCCTTTTGAGCTTTCTCAAGTAATTTTTGTTGCTGAGTTAGTTCCATTTGTAAGTTGTGTAATTGAGTTGCCACTTCTTCGATTCCTTTATGTTTCATTTCTAAGGAATTGCTCAATTCTTCAATTTCTGCTTTAATTGCTTGACCGTTAACAGTTATAGTTTGTAAATCCTTGGTCTTTTTCTCATTAAATTGTTCTAATGCATTTGCAACTTGTTCCTCTGGTAATGGTTGATTACAAGACGGACATGTACAATCATCAACATATTCAAACTGTTCGTTATTTCTGTTATGCCACTGATTTACTAAACCTTCTCTTTCATTTTTCTTATGCTGGATATCTTTGAATAAACGATCAGCTTCGTTTTGTTTAAATTCACGAGTGTTTTCTAAAGATTGCAGTTTAGATTGAGTGATTTGCACATTACCTTGGCACTCCTGTAATTTAGCTTGAGCTTTATATACTTCTTGGATGCTATCAGCTTCAAATGTTCTTTTAAGATCGTTACGCTTCATTTCTAGTTCTTGTAGTTGGCGTTGTTTATCAAGTACTGAGGCACCATTCTTAACTCTATTTTTTTGTTCCTGTAGCTCCTCAATGTCCTTTTCAATCTGAGCGACTTGAGTACGCATTTTTTCAACATCAACTGTTGTTTCTGGCATCATTTTATTGATTTCATCAATGCGTACTGGAATCTTTTCCAGTTCTTCGTTGATGTGCTTTTTCTTGCTGGCAATGATTTTCTTCATATCCTCTAGTGATTTGCCGTTTAATAAGTTGTTTAGTTTTGCTAGTGCAGCATTAGATGCAATAACTTCCTCATCCGATATGTCACCACAAATGTCTAATAGTAACTGGCGGCGATCTTGCCACTTCATTTGTTCATTAAAATATGTTGGCGAAGTAAGGCGTTTAAATATTTCTTCATCTACAATGCTTTTGATTTTATTGTTATACTCCGTTTTAGACATTGGTACATCATCCACAAAATGCTCTACTACATGTCCTGTAAACTCTGCAATAGCTTGTCCACGCTTTTTAGTCCACTTCTCTTTGTAAATTTTCTTTAGAGTGATTGAGGTACCATCCACTAAGAATGTTCCTTCGACTGTATGTTCAAGATTATGTCGCTCAGATCCATCACCATTTAATGTTTTGATGGAAAAATCCTTCTTGTTTTGGCTGTCCTTATCAAACAGTAGCCATAAAAATGCATCGAACACCGTAGTTTTACCTGTTGCATTATCGCCATAGATGCGGGCATTCTCACCATCTACCTGAATATCAAGAGACTTAATGCCTTTGAAATCACGTAATTTCATCATGATTAATTCAATTTTCTTCATTTTCGCTACCTCCTGTGGTATCATTTCAACAAATAGTATTTTTAAGACCACTGTTCGAGCAGTGGTTTTTTCTTTTGATGGAATCCCATCAAGCAGCCTACAACTTGGCTAACCATTAAGGGGAGGAAATGATAGTTGTAAACTGCTTGACGAGAGCGAGTCAATGCTCGCAAACGTCCGATTTTATGTTATAATTATTGAGACTAAACTTAGTTATACTGTTTAATCGTTCCAGCGATTAAGCAGTTTTTTTTGTGACAAAGTTATAAAAACGATCTACCAAAGTTCGTGTGTTGTAAACTCGTGATATAGTGCATTTATTGCAATAAAAATGTATACAAACTAACCGTTGCTTAAGTGTCATATGTCGCCATGCTCTAACTTTGATTCTCAATTTTTTTCACCACCTTCAGTGGAATACCACGTTTGGTTAAATGCTTTATTATCCCTCCAAAGCTTCTGTTATCTTGTAGTTGGACCTCTAAGCGTTTAATAGTATGTTGTGCCAGTTTTATCCTCCATGCACATTCAGATGCTAAATTATATGCTCCTTGTTGCTCATGAAATTTTATAGCAGCTTGTAAATCCTCAATACATGCTTTCTTTGCCGCAATTTCTAGTTCCAGCTTCGTTACAATATTCATACAATAAATGCCTCCTACCAATGCTTATTAAGATTTTTATAATAATCGAACAGCCCTTTTTTTCTTAGAGAAGTTACTTTAGATTGAACAGTATGTTCTGTTCGCCCAATAGCAAATGCTATGGTCCTCGTATGATCAATCTCATAAAATTTACAAATATATTCGAGCTCACTTTCTGAAAAGGGCTTTCCATGCGAAAAATGGAACTCTGGATGATACCGCATACGCCCAAAATTGTCATAGCTAATTGCTGTGTTCTCCATTGTGCTCCCCTCTTTCTAAACCTTGATGAACTAAAGTCCAAAGATCGCGAAGGGGCTTATCACCATTGCCCCACATCCGCAATATTTCGAGTGCTAAAGCCTCATTCTTGTTCGATAACTCAGTCAGCTTTTCAGGTAAAAATGCGCGAATTTTAACTAATTCCATATTGATGGTATTTTTCATTGTTCTGACCCCTTTCTTAAATCATCCAAACTCACTTCTAGAGCATCTGCGATTTTACACATTACTCGAAATGTGGGATTAGGATTATCACTGTTTTCTATCATTTGGAGAGTAGATTCATTTACTCCCGAGAGTTTAGCTAATCGATATCTTGATAACTTTCGGTACTCTCTTAACTCCTTTAATCTAATATCCAATATATAGTGCGCCTCCCATTTGATTACCACAATATAATGTGATATATTAATAAATAAGAACAAACGTTCTTTTCTATAGAAAGGAAGTGAATTACTTATGGCTAATAAGAAACAAACATCTAAAAGTATTGCTAGTAAAGCTAGTAAAATTTTAAAAGATGGTCGATACAGCAAAACAGCTAAATCTGTTGCTGGCTCTGCATTAGCTCAAACTAAGAAGAAATAACCTTGAAAGTTTGAGCTACTTGTAAGGAAATAATCATTTCTCTTTGTAGAAAAACAGTGTAGTTGCTTGCATTTACTCCAATAAATTGACCAGGAGCTACACTGTCTACTTCTTGTGGTATGTTATTAAAAAGCTCAACATCCTCGTACTCATCTCCATTTGCAAGAACCAAGCGTTTAACTTTCACTTGTACAAGTCCCACCTTTCCTCTGATTAACGTTGTCACCTTCATCTATTGGCTATCAGTCCAATACGCCTTATACCTTTAGCAATCGAGTTTTTCATGCAATAGATTACTATTTATTAGGGACATCTAGCCCCTCTACTCGTGCTAGAAACACAAGTGTTACAGTAGAAACATTAGAAATTGGCGAATCGATTTTCACATCTACAAGTGTGTTTATATGTGCATTGTTAATCCAAATTCCATTTTCAATTTTTACTGATGGGTATTCTTGTCCAAAAACATATCTAGGGTAACTTCCCTCAATCGTTGCGCCAACAACTTGTGGGGATTTTTTATTTTCATCCATGTATCCACGCTCCTTTCATCTGTTCTAACTTTGCTACCGTCATATCAGCTATAAGTTACGACTATACCTTCGTCGGCTAGGTATCACAGCGCATTGGTGAAAATATGTTATACATAAGAAACTTCATCTTATTTAACGATTCACAAGTTCCCGTTTGGGAACATCATTTGTAAAAAAAATTCCCGCTTTACTTTGGGAAATACCTAAAACATCGAGAAATTTGGAGAATTCGTCAACACTAATCTTAATATCTCCTTTCTCTCTTTTATAATAGGCTGTCCTTCCAACTCCTATTGCTTCACCCATATCTTTCATAGGTATTTTTCGAGACAATCTCTCATATCTCAATTTTTGTAAATTGAACTTCATGTTAACACCTCCTATTTGCCTCAATATTACAAATTAAGTTCCCGTATGTCAACAAATAAATTCAAAAAATACTAAATCGTTGCCAAAATGGAACACTAGTAATATAGTTAATAGTAGAAGGAGGTGATATTTTGCACTCGTCAAAAGAAGTTATTCAATTGATAAAAAGATTAAGAGAAGACAAGAAAATGACTATTGAGACACTAGCTAAAAAAGTGGGTGTAGCAAAATCAACTTTATCAAGATATGAAAATGAGCAAAGAGACTTCCCTATCAACGATATAGGTAAGTATGCAGAGGCATTGGATGTTAGTATTGAGTATTTATTAGGGATACAAGCCGATGCTACAGAAAAACAAAGATTAATTATTTCTAAAAATTTGAACAATCTATTACAGAAAAGTAACAAGAAAAAGATCGATGTTTTCAAAGATTTAGAGAAGTACGGAGTTTCGGAAACTACCGTTTACAGTTGGTTCAATGGGAAAAAGTACCCTAGAATTGATAAAGTTCAATTGTTAGCGGATTATTTCGGAGTTTTAAAATCAGACATTACTGAAGATAAGTCAATCGCTCCAGAAGAGAATAACAACACTTTTACTTTTAATAACCAAAATGATTATCCTTATATCCCTGCCACTGTATCTGCTGGAATACCAATTAATATTGATGGCTTAGATAGCTTCGAAACAATTTCTATACCTGATGAATTACTTGGTAAATACGCTGGTGATGAAGATTTATTCTTTATGAGAGTTAATGGGGATTCAATGAACAAAATAATCCCTCATAAATCACTTATTGGCGTCAAACCTATAAAAATTAAGGGATTGCGAAGTGGAGATATTGTTGTTTACAGTGATGGATATAATTACTCAGTCAAAAGGTTTTATCGGGATGGAGATCGGTTAATTTTTAGACCTGAGTCATATGATGCTAGTTTTACAGATTACACGGTTAGCGAACCATACGAGGACTTGAGGTTACACGGCAAAGTTGTTATTTATATTGTTAACTTAGATTAATACTTAACGTTAAGCATTAAAACAGAAAGAGCAGACTCATTTGTCTAGCTCTTTTCTTATAAACATTAAAAGGAGTTGAGAAAAATGACCGTAAAAGAAACTGAAGCTAGAAATGTATTGCGTGTAGCTATCTACATTCGTGTATCTACCCGCAATCAAGAAGACAAATATAGTCTAGCTGCACAGGAACATGAATTAACAGAATATGCGAACAAGCAAAACTGGCGTATCGTCGATGTTTTTAAGGATGTAGACAGTGGTGCAAAGTTTGATAAAAAAGGCTTAACAGCTTTGATGGATTGTGTAGATGATGGCTTGGTAGATATTGTACTAGTAGCCGACCAAGATCGATTATCACGTTTAGATACGTTGAACTGGGAAGAATTAAAATTAGTGTTACGTGAAAATAATGTAAAAATTGCAGAGCCAGGCTTAATTATCGACTTAGACAATGAAGATGATGAATTTCGTTCTGATTTATACAATATCATTGCAAGACGAGAGCGTCGCTTGTTTCGTAGAAGATCACAACGGGGATTACGCCAATATGTACGAGAAGGAGGTATGTATGGCCGCATACCATTTGAATATGTTTACGATAAGGAAACAAAAGAGGTATCCATTAATAAAGAATTTTCTTGGGTCATACCATTCATCGATGATTTATTTTTACAAGGATATGGTCTATCGAGTATTGCTACAGAGCTAAATAAAATTTCACGTACATCGAACGGCTCTAAATGGCATCCTAACACCGTGTATCAAAGGTTAAGAAATGTGGCTTATTGCGGTGAATATAGCGTAACTTTTTCAAACGGTGAAACAATTACCAACGAGGATAAATATCCTCAACTGAGAACAGTAGAAACTTTCGAACGCATACAACACTTAATGGAAACGAATACGAGGCTATTCCCGACAACACGAATACATCACCATCCACTTGCTAAGTTGCATATTACATGTACTATTTGTGGACGCAAAATATCTTTACAACAAGGTGATAAATCGCAGTACGGCGGATACAGATGGTATTTAACACATAATCATGGATTAGCTGACCCTTGCCCCTTCGAGCCGAAATATAATGCTGTTCGCATTACTAGACCTCTTGTGTTAGCTGTTAAAAATATTTTATTAAGTGAGGAAACAGCAAAAAGATACCTTGATATTGAATTTAAGGATGAATCTCAAATTAGCCAACTTGAGCTACAAGCATCAAGTTTACAAAAGATGATGAGCGATAATAACGGGAAAATTGATAAGTTGCTAGATTTGTATTTAGATAGCAAGCTGACAAAAGAAAAATATGAGGAAAAAACGAAACTAATTGAAAATGAAAATAAGAACTTAAATTCAAAACTTAATGAACTAAATACGAAAATCCATCTGTTAAAAAGTGAGAAATATAGTTATGATGCACTACTTGATAATTTGGCAGTAGTAGAAGAACATTTGTCGTCTATACATCGAATAGATACTGAATATAGCGAGAAAGATAAAGAAGATTTGATAGCCGCACTATTTGAATATGCGCTACTCTCACCTGCAGATCACACCATCACGTTTAAATTCACTACCATCAATGATTTTCCTATTGATTTAATAGTGAAAATAGATGAGACGAATGTAGAATACGAAGAACGTTTATTACAACAGCAAAGAGAACGTTACGAGGCTACACAAGCTATTTTAAATGCCCAGCCAGCACCTATTTCATTTATGAAATTAAAGCGACTGTCAGGATTGAATGCACAAACTTTAAGAAAAGATGAAAAACGATTTGGACCTTATTCAAACTTGAAATTAGGTAAAGGAAGCCCTGAACGAAAAACAGAAATTGTTGAAGGTATTAAAAAGTTAATTACTGTAAATCCAAACATGACCAGTATAGATATTGCGAAAGAGTTAGGTAGTTCCCAGGGTACTATTTTGAAATATATCAGAGAGAATAAATTGCGTGAAGGTAGACAGCGCAAGGGCTGA